CGATTTTCATATTATCTCCGCATTCTTGCAATATCTTGTGCTTCTTCATCCGAAAATACTGGAACTGCATTTGATTTGTGTAGTGTTCCAATACCAAGGATTTTAGTTCCTGTATATACTTTACGAACGGCCGCAGGTGCAACACCACCGGTGTCCAATGATTTTATATGTTTAGTTGAAGACCGACCAGCAGGCGCATCCAAAGAATATTGTAATGGCTGGAAAGTATCTTTTTTGACAGTAAACGGTGTTTGATGTTTGGATAACCAAGCCGCATATTCATCCCGTTCTTTTTTGGGTTTGAGTTTTGGCTTAGATTTTCCCTGTCTCACATAAATCATCATAAAATATCTCCGAAACGAATATTAGTATTATATCAGTTCCACGGATAATGTCAAGAATGTTGTTGTATTTTTACAACTAGCGATTATATTTGCTGTATCGTCTATCTACATATTCATAACCGACAGGTTCTTCATCTCGGTGTCTTTGGCGCATCTTACGGAATTCTGCTGATTCCTTTTTGCGTTTTTTACTGTTATATGTTTTTGTATCGTAATCGTCCGAGTCTTCTTCGTAAGGACGGTACTTAGCAACAAATTTACCCACTTCTATCTCCGTAGTTTATAACACATCTGGAATGTTTTCACGGATAAACTTTAATGTCAATCCTTTAACACCCAGGTCTTTCTTAAAAATACCAATAACAATATCCGCTTCACGTGGTTCGAGAGATTCTAGAAAAACCATGAGAAGTTCTTCTGCACGTTTTGGTGCCAATTTCTCAGCGGTTTCATTTCCTACACGGAACATGTAAAGGCGTTTAAGTTCAGTATCAAGTGAAGCATATGAGATTCCAGGTTTTGTATCTGGCTTCTTATATCTTTCTGGATAATCTTTAAACTTCCATTGCATTTCTGGACGATATGCTAATTGAAGTACCAATTTTAAAGTTGGTGTCCAATTATTGGCAAGCACATTAATCTTATCTTGTTTCGAATCTGCTTTTGCAAATTCATCAAACACTTCATAAACATTTTTTCTCATTAGAATTCCTCTATTACATCCATCAAATTTTTAAGTTTCTTGGCCATGAAGTAAGGTATTAACTTAGATCGAGGGGCCGGCGTTGTATTATTATATGTATCGATAATCGAATTTTTAATATCACCTGGAATGTTACGGAGGTCAATAAGTGTCTGATTTCTTGAGAAACCAATACGTGCAGTCTCATCTTCATATTCACCGTAGTTTGTGGACATGAAAGTTGTCAAACGTGCTTCAGTCATAACCTTCTGACGCACTTCACGTACAAAGGTATCACCTGGAGATAGAATATTTGGAATGCCATCACCACGGTCACCACCGATAATTTTGGCTTTCAATTCTTCTAATGGATTCTTTGAGGTGATAAACTTCTTTTGTGTTGGGTTATATTGTTTTACATTCTTGTACATTTGCAGTTGTAGGAAATCTCCGTCACTGGAAAGAATCAAAACTTTTTCTGTTTGTGAATAGATTGGTGTGAGTGTACCAATAATATCATCGGCTTCTGCACCATCAACATCGATAACTCGATATGGAAAATTATCTTTAAGTTCTTGTTTGATTTTACCAAGGATATCAAAAATCAAATGCCAATCTAAATCGGATTTTTCACGTGTCTTTTTACGACCAGCTTTGTAGAAAGGAAAGAATTCTTTACGCCAATACTTCTTATTGTCACAGCATAACACAACTTCGCCATATTCGTGACGGAACTGTTTAATGTGACCACGTAGGATATTCAATGCTAGATGGCGAATCAAATCTTCTTCCAGTTTCACATTTTTCTGTCCAGAGATTTGGACCATAAGACCAGCCAGTAAAACCTGGTTTAAGTCAACAAGAATCATAATATACCTTATTTAATTACTCTGAGTAGAATTATATCAGAATTGATTCGACCTGTCAAGGCCTGTTCAACCGCATTTATATCGGTTAATGTTTTCCGTAGTGCAATCTTACCTGCTTTCAATGTGGCAGGTAAAACAACCTCAGGTTTTCTAATGGTTTTTTGTACAGACGTTTCCTCATTGTAATTAATGAGTGTTGTACCTTTAACGTTCAATCCACCGGCATCCGTTGCATTGTAACATCCGAGTTTTCTTGTTTTGGTATTAAAAACCCACAACTGTGAAGAACCGATGATATCAGCAGGATTAATAGAAGCGACTTTATATTCATTGTCTTCCTTTTTGAATTGAAGTTTTTCTATGATTTTATCCACAGGCTTAGCCTTTTTCTTCCTAGGCGCACGTGTGACTTTTGAGGTATGTGCAATCTTAGTACAATCGTCAATAATTGTTTTTAGTAGATTAGCATACTCTTTCAATTCAGTTTTCTTGAGATACGAATAACCATCAACAAGGTCTTTATCTTTACCTTTCAATGCTTCTTCTATTTCGGTTAATTTGTTGCTAAAAACTGGAATAATAAATCGTGTATGAGCACCTTTAATATCTAAAGTTTTCATCAACTCATAAGGTTTAAATGTTGTTTTGAAATTCCTATTAACAAAACATTCATCGATTGAACCTTCTATTTCACCGATATACTCACGTGTTTTTTCGGCAATACGTTCTTGTATAGAGACTACTTTAGTTTGTGTGACTTCTTCGACTTTGACAACAGGTGCTTTGTTGTTTTTGAGTTTTTGAATGAACGAATTGATCCATTCTTCATTTTTCTCGGATAATGGTGCACCTCTGAGTTTCATTCGGCAAACAAAACCAAGATTCTGAAATTCAGCTTCTGGATTCTTTTCGACAAGTTCAATATCTTTTTTAGATGCACCGATTTCTTTTAAGTAAGAGAGTGTGAATTTTTTACTCTCTTTAGAATCAGAGTGGTAATTATACCAGTTTAATGCGGAAGATATTGATGTTTGTCCGGTTTTCCATGATGGTTCTCCACCAGACAATGCTTTTTCAAAATCTTTAACGGATGCGTGTCTCATGCGTATTTACAGCCTTTACAGAATCGAGACGGAAAGAACGCCAACCGTTATTTTCCATATCCCAAACCGAGAGTGTATTCGGATTTTCTGCTTTTGTCAAGCCCTCTGTTAACAACTGTTGTCCTTCAACAACAGGTTGTGCAGGTAGATATTCGGGTAGAAGTGTGCATTTAAGTTCACGTTCTGTGCCATCAATTTTAGTGAACACAACTGTGGATACACTATTTGTCAAAATCTCTTTCAATTCATACTTATCAAACATTTTTCATTTCCTTTTCATAATCTTTAATATATTCAAAAGTTTCATCTTCCATTCCAGCCATAATATTATCCATAACTTCTTTCGATGTTGTGGTAAATTTTGTAACGACACCATAAAAACCATCTTCCGCCATTCGGCCAATATAATCTATTGGTGAGGTTAGAATTGCTTGAAATCGTTCTGGCATTTTTGGTGGATCATCTTGTACAATGATAATATCAAAGTAGTCTCCTAATTCTGTTCCACCAACTTTTTCACCTGGATTTTTAAATTGAAATTGTGAGAATTCCAAATCACCATCCTCGTTGCGATAGAAATTAATTCCATCAAAATCATTATTCTTTAATTGTTGCAAGAATTCTTTCATTGAATGCCTTAATGTGTGACTTTCTCACTTTGACCATAATCCATGCATTGTAGTAATCATTAGATTCTAATACACTACGGTCAAACTGTTCTTTAGCTTCTAGATAACCACATTCACCTTTTGATTTACATAGGTGTAAGATTTCTCTTTTGAAATTATCCTTCCCATGTAGTATAACATCATTTTGCAACTCGGCACTAGATCCGTAGTAAGTTTGCCAGTCCGAAGGTGTTTTGTACCTTTTCTTTTTACCTTTGAGAACTTTCGTTTTCATAGAATAAAAAAACTTTTTACCAATATATTTTCTACCTGTAGCTAAATGGGTGATAATATAGACAAAGCCATAATTATCACCCACATCATTTTCTGTAAAATCTTTATTGTCGTATTGCCAATTTATTTGTCCCATTCCTCATTCTCATCAAAGTCCTCATCTTCTATATATTCTTCATTTAGGACTTCGATTCTTTCACCACAGAACGGGCAAAAGGTGGGAGATTCATCTGACACATAATCTTCTTCAAACGCAATTTCACAGGTTGATTCACAATTTTCACACTCTGCGGTTGTAATTTTTTCAGACATTTTTTATCCTTCTTATTTTATGCCCAAACGTCACCCCAGTTTCCTGATGTGGCACCTTTAGCATAGTCTGTTGCACGATTTTCAAAAAAGTTAGTATGAGTTGGTGCATTAATCATCTCTTCAACCCATGGCAATGGATTGCGTTTGACTTTAAAAATACCCTTCATACCTAAACCAATCAATCTGCGGTCAGCAATATATCGGATGTATTTTTTCAAATCATCACTTGTCAGACCTTCCATCTCACCCATACCAAACGACAAATCAATGAACTTATCTTCTAGTTCAACCATGCGTTCTGCAATAGTGTAAATGGATGATTTTAATTCATCATTCCAGATTTCCTGATTCTCGCTTATGTATGTTTTGAATAATTTCATCATGTTCTCGGCGTGCATTGTCTCATCGACAATAGACCAAGTAACAATCTGTCCCATACCCTTCATCTTACCTGTGCGTGGGAAATTCAATAACATAACAAAAGAGGAGAATAACTGCATACCTTCAGTAAATGCACTGAACACGGCGATGTGGCGTGCAGTATTCTCTTTTGTTCCGTTTTTGCTTGCAATATCTAAAACATAATCGTGCTTGTCTTTCATTTCTTGGTAGTCCAAGAATTGATTGTATGTTGTTTCAGGCAAGCCTAGTGTTTCAATCAAATGTGAGTAAGCGGCAATATGAAGTGCTTCACGTGCGGCAAAACCCATCAGCATCATTCGTACTTCTGGTTGTGGAAAATAAGGCAAGTAATTACGAACATAACCACCGGCAACATCAATGTCACCTTGAGTGAAGAATCGGAAAATGTTGGTAAGAAATTGTTTTTCTTGATCCGTTAATTTCTTTTTCCAATCTTTCACATCCTCAGCCATTGGTACTTCAGTGTGAAGCCAATGGCTTTGTTCATGTTTCAACCAAGCATCATAAGCCCAAGGATAATTGAAAGGTTTGAAATTGTTTCTTTCATCCGTTAGTCTAGAAGATGTCTTTTTAATCATGCTTCAATCCAATTCTTCAAAATTTCTTTTGTTACTAAACCCGTCATTCTTTTAACTTCAATATTTTCTTCAACAATAACCAATGTAGGAACTGATCGGATTCCATAGTCCATTGC